ATGTGAAACGACTTACAACTTTACCTTACGAGCTACAGACGCAGAATCGCAAACAGCAGACAGAGCATTTAGTATAACAGTAACAGTAGGATTAAATAACAGTATTACATTCCAAAACCCATAGGAGATTAAATGTCAGCATATTTATCAAGAACAAACTCATCGGCAGGTAACAGAAAAACCATGACTTGGAGTTTTTGGATTAAATTTAACAGAGGAGAAAACGCATCATACTCATCATCAGAACCAGCAATTGTGTTGTATGGAGATGCACAAAGTGGTTATCCAGCACATAGAATTTCTTTTTATCAAGGTAAAGCAACTTTTTATTCAGCAGATGATGCTGCACAAAATGGCAAGGTAGCTATGGAATCAGGAGATATTAGATTTAGAGATTCTAGTGCATGGTATCATTTTGTTTATACTCTTGATACTACTGCTGGTAGTGCAGCAGCAAGACAAAGAGTTTGGGTTAATGGTGTAGCAGCAGAAGTCAATGGTAATGGTGGTTGGGTTCAAACAGATGCTGGGCAAAACAAAGACACAGACCACAACGGAACAGAAACAATTTATATAGGTAAGTATAGTTCCATAGGTTACTTTGATGGACAGATAGCTGATTATCATTTTATAGATGGTCAAGCTAAAATACATACAGACTTTGGACAGTTTGATACTACGTCAGGTATTTGGAAACCTAAAGCCTACTCAGGCACATTTACAGGAAACTCATTTTATCTTAAAGGAGAAAATGCTGGTAATATAGGACTAGACTCATCAGGACTCAGCAATAACTTTACTGTATCTGGTACTAATGTTTATCAATCGGAAGATACTCCAAGCAATAACTTTGCATTATTAAACTATGACAATAGTCGTAAAGATGCTGTTGGCAGAATAATTAATGGTGGTTTAACTATTAGCAATAACAATGATAGTTATTCTTTTGGAACTGCATCAGCAACACTTGCTGTATCTAAAGGTAAGTGGTATTGGGAAGCAAAAGCAACAGGAGCTGGTGGCTATGTTTATGTGGGCTTTTGTGTTTTTGGAGATTTTAAATCAACAAATAAAAGAAGTTTAGACCCAACATCACAAACTGATAATTCATCATGGATGTTTATGAGTAGTACAAATTCAAGTTATCAACTCAAAAAAGTTAAACACGATAACTCAGATGTTTTAACATCATTCGGACCTACTATAGCACAAAATGACATTATTATGTGTGCGTTAGATTTAGATAATGGAAAATGTTGGTGGGGTGTTAATGGCACATGGTTAGATAGTGGTAGTGGAACAGGAGTACCAGCAAGTGGTACATATCCTCATGTAACCTTTACTCAAAATCCAAGTGGAGAGGGAACTACACCAGTATTTTATTCACCTTTATTTACAACTTATGGGTTTGCTGGAAATTCTGAATTGCAAGTAAACTTTGGAGCAACAGGCAAATTTGGAAATACAGCATTATCATCAGCACAAGCAGATAATGGTGGGAATGGTACATTTGAATATAGTCCACCTAGTGGTTTTTATTCATTGTGTACTAACAATATAGCAGATTATGGATAGGAAAATAAATTATGGCATACGCATCAATACCAAAAAATAAAGCACATTTTACATCAGTAAGATACACAGGTTCAGATTCAACAACAACGATAAGTGGTTTAGATTTTCAACCTGATATAGTATGGACAAAAAACATGGATACAGGTTCTACTAACTGGAATTGTGTTGATAGCACTAGAGGGAACACAAGCAATATGTATCTCAACACAAACGATGACGCAGAAACAGCTACAAGAGTAGCAAGTTTTACATCAGATGGTCTTACCCTTACAGGTAATGAATCAAGTACAAATGACGCAAGTGATAATTACATTACTCAGTTATTTAAAATAAATGGTGGTACAACATCATCGAATGGAGATGGTTCTATTACATCTACAGTACAAGCAAATGCGTCTGCTGGTATGTCTGTTGTTAAATATACAGGCACAGGTAGTGCAGCAACAGTAGGACATGGATTAGGACAAAAGCCTGATTACATTATTATTAAAAGAATAAATAATGCTACTGCTTATTGGACAATATATTCAAGTAAATTTAATGATGATGACAGCTCATCATTTAGCACAGACCCTGAAACTGATTATATAGAACTAGGGCATAATGCAGCATTAACAGATGATAGTACTAGGTTTAATGACACAGCTCCTACCACAAGTGTTTTTAGTATAGGAACAGCTAATGCTGTCAATGCTAGTGGAAGTGATTATGTAGCTTATTGTTTTGTAGGCATAAAAGGATTTAGTCATATAGGTTTATATAGAGGTAACGGACAAAACGACTCATCTTTTATATACACAGGTGGCAAACCTAGAATGGTTTTAATTAAATCTATGCATACAGGTGCATGGGTTATGCAAGACTACGGAATGAATTACAATAGATTACAGGGTTCAGGTAATCAATATTTTATGACACCTGAAAATACTAATGCTAAAGAAGCACAAACATCAGGTCAATATAGTGGACATGGGCCATCATGGATAGATTTTAGAGCCAATGGGTTTAAAATAGCAACAAGTAATGCCTGGCTAGGAGATGGCTATAAATATTTATATATAGCATTTTTAGAAGAACCTATTGTTTCAACAAATGGTGTACCAGCAACAGCAAGATAGGAGAATTTTATGGGATTAGAAACAGGAACATATATAGACAGTCTTAACAGTTCAAACCCCTCAGCAGGCGACCCTGTTAATGAGGGTGATGACCATATAAGATTGGTAAAATCAACGGTAAAAGCAACATTTCCTAACATATCAGGAGCTGTTACTTCTACGCATACAGAATTAAATTTACTCGACGGTGTTACAGCAAACACTACGGAACTTAATTATGTAGATGTTGCTACATTAGGAACTGTAGAAGCGTCTAAAGCAGTTACGGTAGATGCTAATAAAGATGTTACAGCTATTAGAAATCTTACTATGACAGGTACGCTAACTGTAGGTGGTAATACAGCAGCTACTTTACAAGCTGTATATCCTGTAGGTTCTATTTATATTAATGCAGCAGTGGCTACCAATCCTGCTACATTATTAGGTTTTGGAACTTGGGTAGCATTTGGAGCTGGTCGTGTAATGGTTGGTATAGATTCAAGCGACACCGATTTTGATACAGCACAAGAAACAGGTGGTTCTAAAACTCATACATTAACTACTTCTGAATTACCATCACATACACACACATTAAATATTCCTTCATCAGAAAATGGTGGAACTTCTAATGACCACGCTTTATTTCCTGACAACACATCTAGTGGTGAAACTTTTACTACAGCAGCAACAGGAAGTAATTCAGCACACAATAATGTGCAACCATATATCGTTGTATATATGTGGAGAAGAACAGCATAATGGCAATATTTCAAGTAGGGCCTCCAAAAGGTATGTCTAAAGACATAAACCCTACTGCGTTACCAAATGAGGTGTTTTCACACACAGAAAACGTTAGGTTTGAGGACAACGCAGCTAAAAAAATATTAGGACACGATACAGTATTTACAACACCTAGTGTAGCACCTTATTTTTTATTAAATTTAACTGGTTCTACTAATTATTGGTTTTACGCAGGAACTGCTAAAATATATAGGACAGATAGTACTAATAATGTAGATGTAACAAGGGCATCGGGTGGAGATTACAGTACAAACTTAACAGGCACAGGAAACTGGGTAGGTTCAATATTTAACGGTAATCCTATACTATGTAACGGTGTAGATGACCCACAACTTTATGATTTAAGTACAAGTAAGTTTTTAGATTTAACTAACTGGCCAGCAAGTACGACTTGTAAATCTATAAGACCTTATGGTAATTATTTAATAGCTTTAAATTTAACAGAATCAGGAACTAATTTACCAAATAAAATAAGATGGTCTGACGCATCTATATCTGTACCTAGTACATGGGTAGCAGGCGCTACCAATGACGCTGGCGCTAATACTATTGGTGATGAAGGAGATTTTATTGTTGATGGTTTTCCACTTAAACAATCTTTTATAATTTACAAAGAACGTAGTACATGGTTAATGAATTATATAGGTGGTAACCTTGTATTTAGTTTTCAAAAATTATTTAACGATAGTGGGGTGTTATCAAGAAATTGTGTTGTTGAATTTGACGGTAAACATTTTGTTGTTATAGAAGGAGATTTAATAGTACATAATGGTGTTTCAAAACAATCGGTAGCAACTAATTTAGTAAAAAGAGCATTATTTAACGATTTAGACAGTACTAACTATAAAAACATATTTGTTGCGCACAATAAACAAAAAAATGAAATATGGGTTTCTTATCCAAGTGTAGGCTCTACATTTTGTAACAAAGCATTAATTTGGAACTATAGAGCAAATGCTTTTAGTTTTAGAGATTTACCAAACATACTACATATTGGTACTGGTATTGTAAATCCAGGCACATCAAGTATTGTTTGGTCAGGACAAAGTCAAACATGGATTTCTTACAACACTACTGAAAACTGGGGACAACGTAATTATAACCCAGCTGAAGTTAGTATACTTATGGCAGGTACTGACGACACTAAGTTTTATAGAGGAGACAAAGGTTTTGATTTTTCTGGTTCTGACTTTACTATGACATTAGAACGTAAAGGTTTAGTTTTAGACGGTAATACCAATACGGTAAAACAAGTTAGGAAAGTAACACCACGTATTTCAGGTACAGGTTCTTGTCAAATATTTGTTGGTAGTTCTATGTCCCCTAACGGAACATACACATACGGTACACAACAACATTTAGACCCTAATTCACAAAATAAAGTAGATGCTAGGACTACTGGTAAGTACATAGCAATAAAATTTCAACATACATCATCAAGTACATTTGAGTTAAATGGGTATGATTTAGAATACGAGGTATTAGGAGAAAGGTAATGGCACAAGCACCTAGATATACCCCTAATCCTGTACCCGAAAACCCCGAAGATTTACCAAAATATATATTTGAGGAATTTATAAAATTACAAGGAGCATTAGAGGAAACACCTGTAACTTTTATAGAAATAAAAAACGTGACACCCGATAGAATAAAACAAGGAGATATAGTTTACGCAGATGGCTCTAATTTTAATCCTGGCGGTGGCGAGGGTATATATTTTAGAAACTCTGCTGGTAGTTGGGTTAAATTAGGATAAAAATATGAAAACAACACTAATGGGTGTTCCACCTGAAAACATAGAAGATGTGTGGGATAAATGCGAACATTTTATAGAGTTAGGTAATAATAAAAGTCAAGAAGAAATGACAGTTGAGGACATAAAGGAAGCTTGTTCTAACGCTGAAATGCAATTATGGATAATATATAACGAAGGTTTATATTGTATTGGAGCTTTTACTACACAAATATTAGATTATCCTAATAAAAAAGTTTGTAGAATTGTAACTTTAGGGGGAAAATATATGGATAAATGGTTACATTTAATAGAATTTATAGAAGATTGGGCTATAGAAAAAGGCGCTAAACACGTAGAAATGTTTTGTAGAGCTGGTTTTCTTAAAAAATTAAATAAAAACGGGTACAATGTAATATACACAGTACTCGGTAAAGAATTAACAACATTACACTAGAGAGGTAAAATTATGAGTGGAGGAGGCGGTAGTACCGTACAAAAAGCTGAACCGTCAGATATACAAGCCCCTTATTTATCAAATATGTACAGTTCAGCTCAGCAATTATATGACGCTGGGCCTATGCAGTTTTATCCTAATAGATTAACTGCGTTGCCAAGTGCTGAACAATTACAGGGGGAGGATTTAGCAAGATTAACTGCTTTAGGTGGACAATCTACTATAGCAGGAGCTGCCATACCAGCTGCTCAATTTCAACTAGCAGGCCCTGCTAATTTAATGAATAACCCATACTTAGCTGGCGCAACTGAGGCGGCACTTAGACCGTTGTTTACACAAACACAAGGTTTGTTACAACAAGCTAGGAGAGATGCTACAGGTGCAGGACAGTTAGGTAGTGATAGACAAGCAATACTCGAGGGTAATGTTATCGGTAATTATTTACAAAGAGCTGGAGATGTTACAGCGCAAATGTACGGACAAGCATATCAAGACGCTTTGAAAACACAGACAGCAGCTTTATCACAATTACCAACTGTAATGTCATCTGTAATGACACCAAGTCAATCATTAATGCAGTTAGGTGGTTTAGAAACACAAAGAGCTCAACAAGCAATAAATGACGCTAGAGCAAGGTTTGAGTTTGAACAACAAGCACCACAAGTTGCTTTACAAAATTATGCAAACATTGTTGGTACAAATATGTTGCCAGGCACACAAACAACTACAGCGGGTGACCCATTATTAGACCCAGCTGGTGCATTAGTTGGTGGTGGCGCAGGTTATTTAGGTGGTTCTATGGTTGCTGGAGCTACAGCTGGTAGTACATTGGGGGTTCCAGGCATGGTAGCTGGAGCAATTATTGGAGGTTTATTAGCAGGATGAATATAATTAGTATGTACCCGTTATATACAAAAAAAGATAATGATAACCCATTTTCTTTAGAAGCTAGGGCAAATTTAGCAAAAACGTATGGTATACAAACCCCTTTAAATATTAGTAGTGGTATACCCAATACACCAAACACATTTGGTATGAATAATATGGTACAACCAAAAAACCCAAGTCAAAGTATATTAGATTATTTTGGTGATAAAATAGATGGATTATTACAAACTAATTACATGGAACAACCCGTTTCTAATGTAACTACTTACGATGTAGATGGTACGACTGCAACACAAGTTAATAGAATACCTGATGTTCCAAATAAACCAAAAGTAGATGTTTCAAATGTAAAAACACCAACAGATAATGTTGTAGAAACTGGTGGTTTATTAGATAATTTGAATATGAGCGATATTCAAGGTTTATTAACTCTATTTAGTGGTTTAACTAGTACTAACTCTACTCCTGTTGCGCCTTTAAAAGGTATACAGGGGACACCAACTAATTATATAAGTCCATATACATCTTTATATGATGATGAAGAAAGGAGGGTTTAATGGCTGAAGAAGAAAAAAGTAGGTTACTTTTAGAAGAACAATATAATGTACAAAATACTAATACTGGTAATAGAAATACTTTTGTAAACCGTTTAGGCATGGGAAATTTATTATTAGGTTCTATACTAGCTGGCTCTATGATGCCACAACCAGCTGGTAAAAACGCAGTATCTAATGCTACTGATTTGTTTTTGAAAACACTTACAGCAACTAATCCAAAAACACTTATGCCGCCTGGAGAAACTACTTTAAAACAAGAAAGAGCAAAATCTTCTGTAAAACGTGAAGATAAAATATACGAAGCGGCAAGAAACGCACAAAATGTTTTATTGGATACACAAAAATTAGATACTATTGTAAATACTATAAACACTAAAGGTTTCCAAACAGGTGGCAACCTACAACTTGTAAATAGCTTGATAGGTATAGGAAGAAAATATGGATTACAGTTTGACGGAGATACAGAAAATGTTAATGATTTAATTAACTATGGTAATATTGTAACTAAAGAATTAGCTATGGGTGGATTACAAGCATTTCCTGGCGCTATATCAGATAGAGAATTAATTTATAGTGAAAGTAGTCAATTAGGTTTAGGTTTAGAAGATGTTACGTATAAACTAAAAAGTACTATAGATAAAAGTAAATCACAGTTTTTAATTGACAGCGCTGACGCACAAAGTATTTTCCAAAGTGGTGGCGCTAATATTAACGACAGGGTAACAATACAAAAAAGTAATATTACAGGTAAAGCAGAAAGTTTAACTAACGATGAATTTAGAAAAGATTACTTATTAGGTTTAGGTTATGAATTTGTAAATAAAGATGGTTTAACAGTACCTAAAGAAAAAATAACTTTGCAAAATATAAATAAGTTACAAATAAGTCTTTTAAATAATTTAGACAGACAAGCTTTAGATTTACGTTTAAGACTTAATAGTGACAAAAACTATACAAATTCTAATTCTTGGATTACTAAAGAAATTAATGGTGAAACATTTTATATTTATAAAGGAGCTTTAAATGAAAAAAATGAGTTAGATAATAAATATTTTAAATTTTTAGACGAAGGTAAAACACAAAAAAATCCTAATTACAGCCCTTACATAACTGGACAAGTAATAATAGAAGAAGATAAATATAAAAAATTAACAGGTAGATAATATGTCAACAAGAGAAGAAGATTTAGTTCAAGATATACGGAACAAAGCAACCTTAGATGTACCAAAATCAGATAAAATAGGTTTTTTTGATGAATTAAGAGGTGATGCTGTAGAATTTAAAGATTTACCTAGTAGTTATTTTTCAAGTGAGATAGTTAATGATTTTGCAACAGCAGACCAAAACAGAGCAATATCTTTGGGTTATGGTGTTAGTTTAGACAACAACGCAATAGCTGATATTATAAAAGAACAATTTCCTAACGTAGTATACACAAACGATAAATATAATAATTTAATTGCAACTATACCTAGATATGAAAATAACGTACCTGTAGAGCCATATAAATTTTACGTAAACCCTAGAGGCGCACAAGGGGTAGATTTTGCACAATTAGCAGCTCAAACTTTACAATTTATACCATTTATGAGAGTTGGTGCGGGAACACTAAAAGGCGCAAATATGGCTCAACAATTCAAAGAATTAGCTACAAAAGGTTTAAAATTATTTGGCGCTGGAGCTGGATTAGATGTAACACAACAAAGTGTAGCAGGTGCTTTAGGTAGCGAACAAGGTACGGTAAACTACGGGCCAATAAAATTTGACCCAATACAAAGTGCTATAGTAGGTGGTATAACCCCGTTTGGCGCAATGCTTGGTTATTATGGTAGTAAAGCAACAGGTGCTGGTGTAGAAAGATTTTTAAAATACAAAAGAGATTATTTTCCTAAATATTTTGATAGAAAAACAAATGTAGTAAATGAAGACGGGGCGGTAGAATTATCAAAAATAGGTATAAAATTTTCACAAGATAAAGATAGTTCGTTTTTTACCGACCCCAAAGGCGTAATTTATAAACCAGACGATAAAATTTTAACAGATACACTTATAGCAATAGAAAAAGGTATACCAGCAGAAAATGCTTGGTTACACGCAAGAGCAGAAAGTTTAGGTATTCCTCTTATGGGCTTTCAAGTAAGAGGCAAAACAAAAACATCAACAATAATGAGTCAAAGTGAAGATGAAACTTTATTTAATGATTTTTTAAACGGTAGATACGGTGGGGAAGCACAAGAAATAGCTATGCAAGTTAAAGGTCTACAAGAAGAAAATGCTTTGAGAGCTTTTGCAAAAACAATAGGTATTGAAGATGAAGACGCTATAAAAGGTTTAATGAACACTTTAATAGACCCTAAAGCAGGCGGACATACTACGTTAGTAGATGCTTTAGGCGCATTTACAGCTACTAATTTAAAAAACCAAAAAGAAGGTTTAGAATCACAAATAGCGCAACAATATACTAAGTTTCAAGACGACAGGTTACAAGTTTTACCTGCTGAATGGGAAAAACTAGGTTATAATATGGATAATCACATAAAAGCTATAACTGGTTTGCCAAGTAATTCAGCTAATTTGAAAAAAACATCTCCTTATCTACTACGCGCACACGAAATGAATCAAACATTCATTAAGGATATGCATGGTAAAGGTGGAAATTTTGTTAAAGGTTTTGATTTGAAAGCCATTATGAATCATAGGACTAAAATGCAACAACTTTATAATAAAGTTCCAAAAGACAAACCACAACAAGCTGCTGAGGTTCTATCATATTTTAACAAAGTTGATGAAAACATAGATGGTATGTTTAATGCAATGCTTACAAAACCAACATCTAATTTTACAAAACAAACATATAAAGATTTAATGGACGCACGCGCAATGTTTAGAGAATTACACGTCAAGTTTGGTAAAAATCAAACGTATAACATGGGTATTTTAGAAAAAATAGACGACCAATTTATTTCTAGAATTGTAAATCAAAAAGATATTAGTCCAATGGAAATAGGTTTTTGGTTTCAAAACAATAAAAACATAGGTTTAGATGACAGAGTAATTGGAACAATTAATAAAATACGAGATATTTTTAAAGATGACCCTAATACTTTATTAAACTTTAATAATTTGTTAAAAAAATCATTATTATCTGAAATGGCTTTTACATCAGTTGTCAAAGAAGGTTCTGAAGTATCAGCTGGCGCGGTTATAGACTCTAGATTACTATCAAATGCTACTCAAAAATGGTTTAAAACCTCTAGTGGTAAAAAAATATGGAACAATGTTTTTGGAGAAGAATCAGCGTCTACAAAACAAAAACTAGAAACTTTAATAGAAGTTTTAGACTCTACAAAAAATAAAACAAAAATACCAGTACGTACCGCTGATACTGGCTCTACATTAGGTAGTACTTTGTTTACGCAGGGTGGAGCTGTAAACGATGTACTTCAATTAATGTCTTACAAACACGCTGGTTTAGAGGGACTGTACGCTTATAAAGTTTTAACTAGAGATATTTCTAAAGGTGTTAATCCTGATTTTGACATAATAGAGTTATCCAACAATAATTTACCTCTTTTAGATTTATTTAAATCAACTGGTTTTTCTACTATACAAAAAGGCAGAGAATATTTGTCGGGTGAAGGTGAGGGACAATATGACTCTAGTATAATGGAGCAAGAAACTGGTATGGGTGTAAATATTAATAAATTAGAAAAAGCTTTAGATGATTTACAAAAAGTGAGGTAATAAAATGATACCGATGGAGTTATTATCAATGTTAGCTAGTACTGTTCTAGGAGGCGTTATGTCAATAATGGCTCAGAAAGGACAAGCTGAGGCCGAGAGAGAAAAGATGTTAATGCAACGTGCAAACTTTGCAGCTAAACAAACTGATAAAGCTAGAGCAGTATCAGACCCTCACACGAAACACACTAGACGTTGGATTGCCCTGATGTGTGTATTCAGTATTATTGTAGTACCAATCGTTGCTCCAATTTTCTCTGATGTAAATATTGCATATCAAATTGTAACTGAAGCAGATAGTGGTTGGTGGATATTTGGCTCGACTTACGAAACTTCATATTTTGAAGAGGGTAATACTATTTTTATAACTAACCTACAATCTCACACGATTTTCTCAATCATCGGGCTCTACTTCGGAGGCTCGTTGACACGTAAGTAATTATGGCTAAAACTAAATCAAAATCTAAAAACATACCAACTAACAAAGCATTGTATTCTAGAGTAAAATCAGAAGCTAAGAAAAAATTTAAAGTATACCCCTCAGCGTATGCAAACGCATGGCTTGTAAGAACATACAAGAAAAGAGGTGGTGGTTACAGAAGTGGCTAAAGCAACTGGTGGTTTAACTAAATGGTTTAAACAGAAATGGGTAGATATAGGGGCACCTAAAAAAAACGGTAAATATCAACCTTGTGGACGTTCTAAAGGTAGTAAACGTGGTTATCCTAAATGTGTACCTTTATCAAAAGCTAGGAGTATGTCTGAGTCACAAAAAAAATCTGCTGTTACAAGGAAAAGAGCTAAGAAACAAGGGGTAGGTGGCAAACCTACTAATGTTTCAACTTACGCAAAAAGGAGCAAAAGATAATGGTAGCTAAAAAATATCAAAGTAAAACTGGTGGTTTAAACGAAGCAGGTAGAAAATATTTTAAAAGAACTGAAGGCGCAAACCTTAAAAGACCAGTTACAGGCAAGGTAAAACGAGGCTCTAAAGCAGCTAAAAGAAGAGCAAGTTTTTGCGCAAGAATGAGTGGTGTTAAAGGCCCTATGAAAGACAGTAAGGGTAGACCAACTAGAAAAGCATTAGCGTTAAGAAAATGGAAGTGTTGAGATTTAAACAAGCAATATACATATTAATCATTATGGTTATATTGCTAGGTATAGAAAGCGCTGTATCTGATGTTACATCTAGTGGAGCAACTACTTTAGAGCAGACTAATACGAGTGGTACGAACACAAGTATATCGGGAGGATATAGTTCAGAAACAACTTATCAATCAGGCAGTAGTTCCAACACTACGAATACCACCAATAACAGCAACAATACCAAGACTGCCGTGAATCCAAGTAATGCGCCTGCTATGAGTGTCTACGGGCAAGACAGTTGCGTCATTCCTCTTGCAGCAGGTATAACCGTTATTGGTTTTTCGGGTACTTACGGAAGTTATTATACTGACCCAGCATGTGAGTTAAGAAAGAAAAGCAAATTGTTGGATAAGCTAGGTATGAAAGTTGCAGCAATAAGTTTGATGTGTCAGGACAAAGCAGTTTTTGATGCCATGATGAACGCTGGAACTCCTTGTCCAATAGATGGCTTAATAGGACAGGATGCTAAAGAAAAATGGCTAGAAAAAAGAAAAAAAGATTTAACTAACGAAACAAACAAAAGGTCTATGACTTGGAATGAGAAACCTATACCTAGCGGCAATATTACTAAGTAGTACTTTATTAGCAGAAGAACTAACAACCGAAAACTTAATCACTAATGGTACGTTCGATAATGGTACAACAGGTTGGACTTTGACGGGTAATGCAGTTCGTATTGGAGATTGTTGCCCAGGCGGGCACGACCTAGAGTTTGGAGATAGTGGCAGTATTGAGCAGGCGTTCGGCTTAACTTCAAATAATATTTCACAACCAATGCTTGATAATGGTATTACTCTAAACTCTAGTGTTGAAGTACAAAATGGGGAGTGTGGTGTTGCGCAATGTTGGGGTGGACAAGGCAACGCTGACAGCTTTACAATAAGATTACAAATAAGAGATAGCAATAATGAAATATTGGCAACAACTAGTCAAACTAGGACAAACATTACAGGCATTAACGGTAAAGATTTCACGGATAGTCTTACATATACAGGGATTGGTAGTAACATTGGAAATATTCTTATTACTGGCTCTGATGCTAATAGCCCTGCTTATCTTGGTGGCCCTAATGTAGATAACATATTGGTTACTATGACGTATGACAATACGGTTTTAACTACTACACAAACAGAAGAATTACAAGAAATTGAGGAAATTATATCTTTTATTGAAACAGAGCCAATAGAATTTACAGAATTGTTTGAGGAAGTTACAGTACAAGAATTTGTAGAAGAAGAATACAGTTTTGAAATACTAACAGAAATGGTAGAATTAAACGAAGAAGAAAAATTTGTTGAGGAATCATTAGTATTAGAAATATATGAAGAACCAGAGACCGAACAAGAAGTCGCAACAGAAATCGAAAGAGAAGAAACTGTCGTTGCAGAGGAGCAAACGGGAACTGAAGAAGTATCTGAAAGAGAAGAAGGAAACTCTGTTGAAGAACAACCCACAAATTTTAATGAAACCAGCAAAGAAATTGTTGCCGAACAAACCGAAAGAGACGATACCACAGGAAACAGTACAAGTAGTGTTTCAGAGGAAGAAGTTGTCGATGAGAGAACACCTACAGAAAATGTACGTGTCAATATTAAAGATATTTCAGAACAAATAGCAAAAACTAATTTAAGCATTGACCAACAGCTAGTTTTAACACAAAAAATTATTGCTAAAGCAATGTCTGACACTACAAAAATAACTGGTTATACACAAAAAAACTTAGATATTTTTAAACAACCAAACATTATAGACACAAACATAGATAGTTACATGAACAATATTTATGTAGATTCTAGGGAAATTTATCCAAATCAGTATTACGAGGACAAACTATGGACATCAAGACAATAACAGGAGCAATAGGTGCTGTAATTGCTATAGCATCTTTATTCGTATTTCAAGGACAACTAATACAAAGAGTAGAAGTTTTAGAGGGTAAAATGATAGACCCAAAAGAAATAACAGCAATTAAAAAAGATATAGAATCATTACAAAAGAAAAATAAAAACCCACTTTCACAGTAGAGGTAAATATGCCAAAAAAAGCAGATAAATTAAAAGAAGAACAATTCGTAAACTATTTTACAGACGGAAATACACAAGGTAATGCTACTAAATCAGCTGAAAAAGCTGGTTGGACTAAAACACCTGCGCAAATGGGTGCTTACTTAAAGCGTAAATTACAAGTAGAAATAAGAGAAAAGAACGAGGAACGTATACAAGGTACATCTAGTAAAGCAATTAGTGTGTTACAAAGTTTATTAAACTCTGAACAAGATAGTGTTAGGTTAAATACAGCTAAGTTAGTTTTAGAATTAGGTAATTACTCTCAACAAACTATTAACTTAAATGTTGATAATTTAAACAACAAAACGGATGAAGAACTTGTTTTAGAACTTAAAGACTTGTTAAAAGAAGTACCTAGTTTAAAAACTGTAGAAAAACAAATAGAGGGTAAACAACCAATAGATGTAATTACAGAAAAAACTACAAAGAGTAAATTACACCACTAAACAAAATAATACACCCTACTGCGTTTATAAACATAATAGAATAATCTTTCCATAAAACACCTACCAAAAACCACCCACTAGCCCCTATAAGTTGTATGTATAAATTTAATGGGTAAATGTTTGCTGCCGTTAAACACAATCCAGTAGATAAAATTATTGAACTAGTCCATTTTAATATGTTTGTGTTCAACAGTCCTTACCAAAAAACAAATCAAGGTTAGCATTGTAAGTAGCTATAAACCTATCTTTTTCTTCCTTAGACCATACACGGTTAGGCTCTACTATTGCTAACTCAGCGGTGTACTTAGCCCAAGCACATTCTGCTGATGTTTTTTCATTTACATCTACACCCGTGTTTTGTAATTGCTCTATATCTTCCATTAACTCACTTTTCACTCTTCCCATGACATTACCTCTCTTTGTCATTTTCTATTTCATTATCAACCTTGTGTTCTAACTTATTTTCTAAACCATACAAATAACTTTCGAACATTTTAGCTGGTAATTCTTTGTACTTACGTATTATATCTTTAACAATGTATAATTCTTTAATACTCATGTTGAACTTTTTGTCACCATTTTTTCTAATTTATTTAACTTTTCTAATTTCTTTTTTATATTTTGGTAATTTTTAATATTACGTTTTTTAAAAGCAAGTTTATTTTTTAAATAATATTCACGTTTCTGTTGTTTTTCTTGCTCTAATTCTTCCTCTGTCATGTTAGCACGTTTTTCTAGTCTTTTTTCACGTAGCTTTGTAGACATTTTTCTGTAATACTCCCTGTTGTAAGTATTTTTACTCTTCGCCATTAATAACTCCAATTTTTAAAAACTTATCTTTTAACACAAAAAACCACACCAAATCATTGTGTGTTGCTAAACTTTCGTTATCAACAATTCCTTTGTAATGTTTGTAAAGAGTAGACACTTCTTCTTTGCTAAGTGTTTTTACGTACTTAACTACACTCGATGCATCTACTCTTTCCATTATATTACTCATAAAAAGTTGTTTATATCGTTCCCACCGTCAGTATTTTGTGGTTTTTTATACGTAGAATCTTTAACTTGTAAAGTAAAAATAAGATTACCATTGTCATCTTTGCCTACCCAAAAGTTCCAAGTATAATCCCTACCTGCTAACAAATCTTCACGTAAAGCAAACTTACCATTACTGGCAAACGGTCTAATCCTAATTTTTTCCAACTGTTCAGCTGAAATGTTTGGATTATCAATATATGCTTGTTCTTTCTTTGCTTTGAGAAGTTCGTGAGATTTCTCTAATACTGCATTGTTTTGCTCCTCGTAATCTTTATCGGGGAATATCCTAATATTTACACTCATAATTTAACCTCTAATAATTTAGTATATGTTTCATATTTCCCAGTATATCGTTTTGGTTTAGGAGTTATCTCCCCACCATTTAACAATACATTAGAAAATTCATTTAACAACGATATTAAGTGTTCCTCGAATTGTTCGTCGGGGTATACTTCCCAAACCCTAAAGGTATGGGGTGTCCACTCACAAAGTTGCGTTTTTTCTATTGGTAAACCATTTTTCTTGAGTACCAACTGTTGTCCAAATATCTGTGGTAATCTAGTCAAGTCAAAATCACTTCGTAGTTTACCGCCTTCGTTTGGGCATTTAACCTCAATAATGGTTTTACCGTCTTTAGATACACCATCTGGCTTAGATGACAACGAAACCGTACCTTTATCACACATATAAAAATCGGTAAAAAGGTAATCTTTTTGTTCATCTAGTATATTTTTTGGAAAGTTTCCACCACTACAACGTAATAACCAGTTAGCAACACCGTCTATTTCGTGTTCTGACCCCCAATTCATACGTTTTTTAGCAAAATCGTCCTTATCGGGTATTGTTGTAGGGTCTTTTATGTAACCAACCATATCGCAACGATTAGTCCACTTTCCAAACCCAATATTAATAAACTCCGAACTATGCAATGCGTAATGCGGAAGCGAGTTGTCTTGCGTCTGTTTTGTCATTTAATTTATCCTCTTTGTATAATTTTTCAAATATTTTTGCTTTTTCGTCATAGATAGAACCACTAGTAGTACCGTCTTTTTCTTTTTTGACTTTACCCTTTTTTGCCTCACTTAGTTCTTTCAAACCAGTATCTATAACATTTACTTCCATACCAACATCTTCATCGGGTAAATCCTCACCACGATATATGTATAATGCTAAACCGAACATAGCTATACATTTAACCAAACACCTCATTTTAGCAGTGTTTACCTGCCATGAGTTCGGGTTTGCTATGGGTTGATTGTTGTAATTCATTACGGGTAACGACATTTCTCTACTGTTACCCTCAATATCAATTACACAAATCACTTCCTCTGTACCGTCAGGGTATTTAATTCTAGGTAAATAACGGTATGTAGCTTGTGGATAGTTATCCATAAGTGCTTTCCAACCGTTAGCCCAAGATAAATAGGTAAGTTCCGTCTTACCCCCTTTGGTATTGGTGTAGTCATTTACATTAACTTGGCTAAGAGTGTCCCATATCTCAGCAAAAGTAACCTTTTTTTCTTCTTTTACTTCTGTTTTCATGCAAACACCGCCTTTTTCCTACCTTTGTAAATGTATTTTACCCAGTTACATCTTCCGTCTTCTTCATCTCTTTGGGATACAGATTTTATGTTTACGTGTACCTTTAAGTTAAAAATTATTGAAGATAGTCTTGTAGCTTTGTATTTGGTTATAGCTTCCCAAGTGTCAATACTACCTACATTTACTAAATGAGATAATACTTTTTCTGTCTTAGACTTTGGGTTTTCTATATTCCAATCAGCTATTTGTTTAATTTTCATGTTAATTGCCTCGTATATTGTTGTATTACTAGAATATACTATAAATAAATATTTATTTAAAGAGTTAATTTAACAAATTAGTTGTAATTATTAATTATTTAATATAAATTGAATATAATATTATATATATATATATAATTATAA